ACTTACCAATCAGTTCGTCCTTATGGGGCATACCCGCATAAATCTTGTCAATCACATCCTGCTTCACGAAACGATGGTGCGCCTTGAATGCACCTGCAAAAAGAGCAGGAAGCAGAGTCATAGGCTTACGGTCAATGTCCTGTGCAACAAAGCCCTCATCCTCCATCTGCTTGACAGTACGCCTGGTAAACTCAAGCGTGTATTCCTTATCTTCATAGGTAAAAACAATCTGTTTAGCCATTGCTCAACTCTCCTTTAATTCTCAAAATTAAATGTAATCTTACTCTTCGTCCTCAGTGATAGGAGTGGACGGGGCAATCGTAATCGCCATACCACGAACCTCATTCACGCCGCCGCCAGTAACGTAGACGGACAGTTCGCCTGCAAACTTGAACTTGCCCTCAGAACCCGTAGGAGTCGGGGAACTTGCAGTCTCAGTGCCACCGAACCATACTGCGTATTCCTCGTTCTTACCCTCAAGGGCTTTCAGAGCCTTGTACTCAGTGTGGTCATAGTTGGCATTAAAGGTCATTCCGTCATTACTCTGGACACCATTCACATAGGTCTGCATTTTGTCAGACAGGGTAGTGGTTTCCAGCATCTCCGGATCGCCGCCCAGATCAGGGAATTCCTTGATGTCAATGAGCTTTTCGTAGGTGTTGCCGGTGGTTCCCTTTTTCATCAGGAAAACTTTATACGTGCTTATGGCCATGTTTAATCATCCTTTCGTTGTAATAAAAAACGGGCTGCCTCCTGTGAAGCAGCCCTTCGGCTCTCTTTCCGCCCTTACGGAAAGGTAAAGCATATTTACCTACGGTAAATTGTTCCGCCGTCCGTCTCCGCCCGATACCGGGCTACCAGACGGTAAATCGTCCCGTTTTCCATATTCGGAACAGGGGACAACGAAATTCGCGTAAAATTCCGTTTGTAGAGCATTTCGTCTATAACGCCCATGATCTCCCGGCAGGTGCTTTTCTTCCTTCCCGCCTTGTCGGAGTACACATTCACCTCGTACATCAGCGTGGAAAACTTTTCCCGGTCGCTGCTGTCCAGCCTGTTCGCGGACATATAATTGTCCTGCTCTACGATGCTTACATAGGGGAATTTTGGAGGAGCGTTCACATATTCTCCGGATACCGAAATGCCCTTGAAGCGATTTCGCAGAGCCTCGGCAATGGGGGTATAGATCAGCTTTTCAATATCAATCAAGCCCTGAACACCTCCATAACGATTCTCGGAAGCTCCTGCTCAATCGCTTTTCTCGCCTCATACATTGGCATTGCAGGAGGATTTCCGTATGTGTGGCCGCCGCCCTTGTCTTTGGGCAGATACCAGCCTTTGGGGTCGTCCCAATGACCTTTCCCGTCCGGGTAGGTGCCAGCCCCCATGCCAAACTCCGACGCTTCCGGGTGCCCGGTTCCGTAGGTGATACCGGCTCCAAATTCGATGAAAAGGACGGATTCCCCATCGGCCTTTACGGCGTAACCATTCTGGATTGCCACGACGGACACGGTTGCATCCCTCATCCCGGTGTAAACAGCCCGTGAGAACCGTATGGAAGCCACAGAAGCACCCAGCATTGCCAGCCTTTCGGCCAGTTCCTTTGCCTTGTCCTTCTGCCAGCGTTTGTATTCCTTCAATTCGTCCTGAATCTTCTGAATGCCGGAAACCGACAGCGGAACCACAATTTTCTTGTAGCTCACGACACGCTCACCTTCGTAACGGCGATGGACACTGAGTTCAGAGACTTTGCCACCCGTCTGACCATGTAGTCATACAGGGGCTTCCCGTCCTCGTCATACACAGGTTCCTTGTCCAGGAACAGCACGGTATTTTCGTCAACGGGGCAGGTCATGTCATCCGTAACGATGACCTTGTCATACCCGGCAAGATTGCCGAACTGCTCCACCTGAGAAGCCCCGGTCGCAGCGGATACGTTGGCGCGGAAGGGAACGGCAGGTTTGTACACAACAGTTTCCTCGCCGGTTTCGTTGCCGTCTTCGTCGGTGACAGGCACTTTCCGGTCATACAGCAGATACCAGAAGCTTTGCTTGTTTCGCTCCATGATTCTCACACTGTCACCTCACAGAACCCCGGCCATGGGAACGATCTGTCGCATCATGGATTCCGGAACGTCCCCGTTCTCGTAGGAACGGGAAATGCCGTTCTCGCTGTGAGACAGCTCCCCCTCGCCGCCCCGCTTGTTCAGAAGATACGTAGCAATCTCCACCTGTAGATAGCTGTACTGCTCCGGAACCTCCATAATGGAAGGGTCAAACGGGTATGCCCTGCGGCAAATCTTACTTGCCGCAATGCCAAGGTAGGCAGAAACCGTGCTTTCGTCGGTTTCATTCGCCATGGCTTTTACCAATGCGTTTTTCTCGGCTTCCTGCACGGTTTCTTACCTCCTTTCATTCTACGGGTTCTCCCGCCTTCTTGCGTGGTTTCTTGATAACGGGAATAGGATTATTCTCCGATAAACCAAACTTGGTGATAACTTCCTCGCGGGTGAGCGGTACGGGGTCGTTGAGGGTATCAACGACTACCGTTCCCATCACCACAGAAGTGCTCTCCAGTTCGCGCCGGGTAATCACCTTGTCCTTTGCGGTAAAGCCCACGTTGCGAAAGTGATCTCCCTCGCGCACATACACTTTCCCGTCAGAAACATAGAACATGGTGAACCTCCTTAGCCGTTGGTGATAATCTTCGCCAGCGCAATGGTCTTCGGGTCGGCCACGATAGACCAGTTGGCAGATGCCGCAAGCTGTGCATCTGTGGGAGAGGCGGTATAGCCAGAAGTTGGCTTGGTGAAGCTGAAACCGTTGGGGTGCATGGTTTCACGGATACGGGTCACCAGCGCGTCATAGCCGCCGCCCTTGAGCGCGTCACGGGTCAGTTCGGAAGGAACCTTCACGGGAGCGGGGGCGTACTGAATTGCGCCAAGGCCGAGGACGTAGGTGGTGTAGGTGGCCGCTTTCGCACTTTCTCCGCTGGTAGCGGCGGTGGTGGGGCAGCTGTCATCTACGACAACAGTCATGCCATTCACGGTGCCAATGCGGAGGGGGCGCTCAACGCCGTTGGCGTCGGTGTATTTCAGGAAGTCCAGCAGCTTCAGGCCAGCCATATTGGTGGCGACCTTACTGTGCATGAACACCAGCCGGAAAGCGTCCTGATTATCGCCCACGGCCTTCTGGATAGCGTCACCGATGGTGGTCGCGCCCATCTTGTTTGCATCCGCAACAGTGGTGGACGCGGAAGACAGGTCAGTGATGTGGTTCTCCCAACCGGCAAACTCACCGCTGCCGGTCACGCCGAACACAGCATTCAGGATTTTCAGCATGATGGACTGGCGCTGCTTCTGCCAGTACTTGGACACCTGAGACACGATCTGCTGCATGGGGTCGGCACCGCTGTTGTAATCAACGATGAAGTCCTTCTCCTTCCAGCCGTGGGCGCGGCCAAACACGATACCATTCTGAGCGCTGCCTTCGGGGTCGGTCAGGGTGATGTCAGTTGCGCCATCGTAGTTCTCAGGAGTGCCGCCAATGACTTTGTAGAACGGCAGCGTATAAAAGTCAGAGCCGTTGGAAATCAAACTCGCCAGCTCTGCGTTCGGGGCGACAGCGCCGCTCTCAAACATCGCGGTCAGGGTGGGGTCTTTCGCATTTGCCCAGTTGTAGTTAAACAGCTCGGGGTCAAACGGAAAGCCAAGATAAGTAGCCATAATGTTTTACCTCCATAATCATTTCAAAATTGTTTTCCAGTCAGGATTGTTCTTGATAAACTCCATTTGGGATTTGGTGTCGAGTTTCAGGAAATCCGCCTTGGTCATTGCGCCGCCGGGGTTTCCATCCGCGCCTCTGGGCGTTCTTTTCAGCTTGTCCGCAATGACTTTTTGGGCGTATTTTTCCAAAAACGTCTGGTTGTTGGCAAAAACCGTAGCCATATCGCCGGATTCCATGGCCGCCGCAGTAGCGTCCGCAAGGGCTTCATCATAGCCCTGAGCAACCAGCTTTGCTTTGTAACCGGCAACGGTTTTTTCCTTCCGCAGACCGGCCAGTTCCTTTTCCATGTTCTCCCACTTTTCGGCCTGCTCCTGTTGCTTCCTCTGCTCATCAGTCAGAAGCGCATTGTGCTTACGCTTCCATTCCGCAGCCTCGGAATTGGCCTTGGACAGCGCGTTTTTCTGCCTTTCCAGTTCCGCGGTGTTGTCCTCGTACTCAAAGCCCTCCAAAGCGGCAAGCTTCTGTTCCGGGGTCATGTCCGCATAACCTTCAATGAGATTTGTGTCGATTTTTGCCATAATTATTCCTCCTGCGTTTGGTGAGGCGGTTCCCTCCGCCGTGATCTCTGTTTTTTCGGGTTGTCTCCCGTCTGCGTTTTTGATAGAGCAGCTTCCCTGCTGCTGTTATGGAGGGCTGTACAGGCTTCGATCCTGTGACCTGCGGATTAACAGTCCGCTGCTCTACCAACTGAGCTAACAACCCACATATCCCCGGCTTACGGTGCCGGGGAACCGCTTTGCCCGTTTCCGGGTTTCGTCGCCGACGGGAGGCCATCGGCGATATATATAGCGCGAGGCCGATTTGAACGGCCTTCTGTGGGGGGAGAGGTGAACCACATTCGCTGTCTGCCGCGCCAAATTTTAGTCTTCTATTCTTCATGTACTCGGCTTGTGGCCGAGGGAATGTTTTTTCGGGACGGGGCAAGCTACTTTGAGCTATCGTGCGCTTATGTACACTTATCACACAATGCTGTTCCTTCTCCTTCGCTTTGGCTGCCTTGCGCATACAGCAGTTATCGGCGTGCTTGAATTGTCCAGCCCCCCGCTGGTTGCGGCAGAAAGAATCGAACTTCCATTACATGGGTCAAAACCATGTGCCTTACCTTTTGGCTATGCCGCAGTGTAAAAAAGAAGGGCTTCCAATACCATTTCTGGTATCAGAAGCCCTTCGGCTGTTCGCTGCTCCCTAGAGCAGTCACAAATTATACCATTCGGTGTGGCTCTTCCGCGAAAGGTGCGGCGCTCTTTGCCAAACAGTCAGTTAACCTTCTTGCGCCGAATCTCAATGACCACGATCTGGCCTTGTTCGACTTTGATTTCCGCCTGATTCCGGCGGCGGATGATTTCCTCAATCGCCCGAACCGCTTCCGCCGTCAGTTTGGTTCTCACTTTGGTTTCCGCTTCCATCGCCGTTCCCTCCGTTCTGCGCGGCAAGCTTCGCCGCTTTTTTCTCCTGCTCGGCCATGTAATCCATGCTCATTCTGTAGGCCAACTGCGGGTCGGAAAATAACCCGCAATGTGTAAATGCCAGTTCAGGGGCGATCTTCTCGCAAGCAAGCATCTGGGTTAGAACCGTTGATTTCTGCGCGATATTCTCATAATTCCGCCGCGTGAACCGGATTTCCAGTGCCGAGAGTTTCAGGCTCAGATGCCCCATGTCCCGGCAGATACGCAGCACCAGCTTCAAAAATTCCTTTTCGGACTTCTTGAAAACCAGCTCTGTGTCCTTGGCTCTGGCTTCCGCTGCCGACCAGCCATCCCGCATGATGACCGCTGATCCGGTGTCAGAGGTAGAAGTCCCTCCGTTCCGGTTGGGCATTCCGCAGATGGTCAGCACCGTTTCATACATGCTGTCCACAAGGGTCTGCGTCTGGGTCTGGTTCATTTCGGAGGTCAGATATTGAATCTCCGCTTTCAGTGTGGCGTCAATATCCCTGAATTTGATCGCGCCCTCGTCCCGCAGTTTCTTGTAGTCCTCACTGCTGATGTCAACATTATGGAACAGCATCAGTGCTTGAACGAACTGCTCTACGCCGTCAATTCGGTTGCTCTCCGTCATGTTGATTGCGTCAAGCAGCGGAATCACAATTTCAAACGCCCCTAAACGAGCCATGTTTGCCGGGTACTCCACAATCGGGATTCCCAAAATCTGGTCTTCTGCGCGAATAACAGCCCATGTGTTCCAGACCTCGAAATACCTGGTTTCTGTCCAGCAGGAGAAAACGAGCGTTCCGTCCTCTTTTAGAACATACCGTACACCCATCATGGGTTTATGGCCAAGGCCCACAGAGTACACCACGAATGCGTATCTTGGGTCAAGGGTGAATATCTCAAAAGGAGCCTCGTCTTCCTCGGCATCCGCCAGAACGTCCGGCAAAGTCATTCGATAAGAGGTACCGCAAGTGAAGAGCCAATCGGCAAGTTCCTTATCCTTTTCCGGCTTGTCTTCGGACAGCATATAGTCATTCAGTTTCAGCACTTCGGAGGAAATGTCTTCGTCCCCACCACGGCTTACGTACTGGATTGGTTCGCCGACCTGATAGGCCGATTTGAAAGATACAATCTCATTTGCTCGGTTCTCCACAACCATGTTGTTGATTTCCGGGCGGACTTCCTTTACACGGTTAAGGATTGGCTGCTCTCCCTTGTAATACCAGTACAGGTAATCAATCTCTGCCTGATTTTGCAGGTGCGTAAACAGTGCCTTTTGTAGCACGTCGATGATATTCCCCTCGTTTATATCCGTAACTTCGGTGTAAATCACCCGACGCCCGAATAACCGTCTGCTCTCCGTATTACGCACCCCCTTTTCCGGAAATCTATTTTCTCATTTACCATTATACCACAGTGGCGGATGGTTGTCTACTTAATTCTCGTTCGTAAACCATCGGCTACTTTGTGACTAAAATGGTCTGCTGAAAACCTCTATAACCGCCCCGTTTAAGCTTTGGGCAAACTCAGCAAACATAGCCATTCCGTCTGGAACGTCATCGTGCTTATTCTTTCCCGCTACAGTGTAGGAACATAGCATATCCATCATCCTGCCGTAATCCGTGTTCCGCTTATACTTGCTTTCATCCAGAAACAGGCAGTGTTCCTTCACCCACGCCGAATTGACGATGATCTTCGTCTCTTTATTGGCCGTAGTGAACTTCGTCGTGATATTGGTAATTCCGCCCAGTTTCTTTACTTCGCCCTGAATCTTTTCAGCGATCCTGCGACCAGCGGAGTTACTTTCAAACCGGCACATTTTCACCTTGTCCCGCACCAGAATTTCAGACAGTCTTGCATCAACTGTGTCAGGAAGCCCATTGTCGCAGATACAGTCCCCAATATAGTAGTCCTGCCCATATACATATCCAACCGGCAGGAAGGCGTAGTCAGCGCCCTTGTCTTTGGTATCGCATACGCCGACAATGGCATCTGGTTCCTCTGTGGGCAGTTCAAAGAAACGCCGCAGTTCGTCAGGATGGTAGACAAGCCCCTCGCGTTCAATGGGTTGATTCTGATACAGCGCTTTCCAACTAACGCTATCCATAATATCCCGCTGTTCCCGGTAGAACTTGGTGGAGAACCCCACGCCAAACTCATAATCAAAATTGCTTTCGTCGTCCTCGTTCATGGCAGGAATCCGAATGAATTCCGCCCTGGGATTGTTCTCATATTCCCGTTCTAGCCGCCCAATCACATCGTGAACGCTCCACCGGGTAGCAATATGAAGCTCTTTGCATTTGTCACCGATTTTACGCTGCCGCAGGTCGGTGGTGTAAGTCTCCCACAGCTTGTCCAGCCGCTCTTTGGATAGCGCGACCTCAATACCAGATACCAGATCGTCGCAGTACAGCAGGTTTGCCGCCCGGTACAGACCGGCATTTCCCGTTCCTATGGAGGTAAATTCCAGCGTCTCAAATCGCTGACGCTTATCAAGGTCAATTCGGCAGTCCTTTGCGTTGGTGCTGGACACCTGAACGGCAGGGAAGACATCATGCCATAGATATTCCCCCTTTGAGTCAAACAGCCGCAGACATTCGTCATACACGCCCCGCACAAAGGAATTGGAGTGACTGCCCGTCAGATTCGGGTTGTTTGGGTCTCGTCCGGCGATCCAGGTCAGCAGGAAGATTGCAAGTGTGGTCTTTCCTACGCCGGGGGGCAAACTAACCGCCAGCAAATCCAGCTTGTCATCCCCGCACAGCGCTTGCAGTGCGTCCACCACGGGCTTTAGCTGCTTCTTCCGTGGCTGATAAAACCGCTTTTTCGCCTGCCTGTCCAGCTCCATATAGGTGAGATAGCTGTCAAAGTCATATGGAGCCTCAAACAATAGCCCCCGCCGCCAAAGGCTGTAGAACCTCTCAACCTGAGACGTAGGAGCTTTACCCATTATTTCGGCGCACAGGTATTTCAGATGCTTATTCGCCCGATGCGCCGCCGTGAAATCAGTCTCAGCCCATGCCTGACACAGGGAAAACAGGTCTTCATATGCCCCGATATCACCCGGTCTGTTCTCGATAGCCCCCAGAATGGAGGTTGACAATTTCCCATAATCCATACTCTCACCTCACAGAGCGTCAGCTTGTTCAAATGCTTTCAGCAGTTTTGGAAACTGGATTGCGAAGAAATCCACCATTTCCTCGTTTTGTGCCCAACTGGAATTTTCGGCAAGGCCGCTTTCAAATAGAAATGCGTGAATGATCTCATGCCGCTTCACCTTGTTTGTCTGGACCAGAAGGTTTTGCTTGCAATTTGGTTCTCCCTTGCTGTCTTCGTAATTTTCGACCAGCATCTCTTTCGTAGTTTCATCACAGAAACCGTCACAATCCTTAAGCCTTGGCTCTTTGCTTCCCCGAATTACTGTAAGCGTATATTCTGCTCCCAAAACGTCGATTTTCATAAATTCCCTCCTGATACAAAAATAAGGGCTGCCCGTGCGTATCTCAGCACAAGCAGCCCTTCGGCTTTCCTCCTGCCCTTGCAGGAGGTTTATTACTTTGTATGCTTCATGATCTCTATCAGCACGAATATGGGGAACAGAATAATTAGCAACACCCACATAGGTCAGACCTCCTTATTTCAGTTCGCAGTCAGTGAATCCACCTCTTCCAATGCATTTTCCCTCAAATGTAATTGTATCTCCCACTTTGACTGTTTTCAGGGCATCTTCCTGATCTTTCTCAAATTCTGCGTAGAAGTAAACGATGGTATTACCGACTCTGGCTTCCATCGTCAGTGTAGCGCCGCCTGTCAGATTCAGAAGCCCGCCGGTTCTCATTCCGTCGATTGTCGCAGTAATACGGTATCGGTTGTATCGGTATGTATCATTTGCCAAAAGCTCGTTCTCTTTGTATGCATTGTATATATCGCCGTAAGCAACAGAAGTATCTGCGGGTTCTGTGGTAGGTTCAGTTTTCTTCAATGTCGAACTTCCTGTTTTCTGCTCAGCTGATTTTCTGAGCATCGGAAGTACTTCTATTTTTTCATATCCGCATCGTGTACACCTCTGGACATATTCGCCGTCCTTATCGTCCGTGGGCTCTACCCGCCGAACATCTTCCATAGAATGCCCGAGTTTCTTTAAGGTTTCTTTTTTATCGCCACCGCAAAGATTACAATGGTACTTCTCGTACCCGTTTTCGGTGCAGGATGCTTCTTTGCTTTCCACCAGCTTGTATTCATGTTCGCACCATGTGGAAGGGTTTGTTGACACTCCGATTATCAAAAATAAAGCAAAAGAAAGCCAGAACCATTTGACCCATTTCATTTTAGGCTTCTTTTGTATTTTACGGATAACCCAGATGATGAGCAAAATAGGAAGTGCAAGTATTTCGATTGCAAAAAGCGTGTACATGGCGGTTGATACAGCTTCCATAATTATTCCTCCTTCAAAATCGGCTCATGCTGCCCGGGAACTGCATCCCAGGTCATTCTCTTTCCGCACAGGGCATAATTAAGATATTGCGTTACCATTTCCGGCGACCTTGCCATTTGGAAGCACAGCATTTCCTTTACTCGCCGCATCATGTCATTTTCGCCAGGCACAATCGTAATGCCCTCATTAACCAAATGAACCGTGCAATTCATTTTCTGGCAAGCCTGTAAAAATGGATAATACTCCGTTTCTCCACCCTCAAACATGAAAATGGATGGTATCTCTACTGTCCCGTCCCGCACAATTACATTGAAGTGTGGAACACTTTTATACCGCTCATTTAGTTCGGCATCAGATATTCTTTTCCCCATTTTGCAGTCTCACCCCTTTAGAATTGCTTCGTGCGTATTCTCACACATTTCTTTTCCGTACCGGTAATTCCCCCGGTAGGTATCCTCGTTGCCCAGAATCGTCTGGACTGCGGAGTGCTTGAACTCCTTGCCCTTCTTGCTCCGATATCCTAGCTCATTCAGCTTGTCTGCGATTCCTTGCAATGTACAGCCCTGGTTTCTCAACTCGAAAACCTTTTTTACAATCTCCGCCTCTTCCGGCACCACTGCAAGATGCCCGTTTTCAGCCCGATACCCAAGTGGAGGCTTCCCCCCGGCATAGCCGCCCTCTCTGGCTGTAGCATACCGCCCCATGGTCGTTCTTAGGGCGATATTGTCGCTCTCCAACTGATTAAAGGAAGATAGAATGCCAATCATGGCACGTCCCCACGGGGTAGTGGTATCAAGCGTTTCATTCAGGCTTATGAGGTCAACTCCGTTTGCCAACAAATCGTCCTCTACAATCGCTAGAGTATCCCGTTGCTTTCTGGAAAGCCGATCTAGCTTAAAAATAACAATAGCTTCGATTTTACCCGCCCGAATATCCCGAAGCATTTCTTGAAGCCCCGGACGGTTTGTGTTTCTGCCGGTATACCCGTTGTCCTCATAGGTTTTCACATATTTCCAGCCCTTGCTTTCAATGCAGGCTTTCGCCATTCGCTCCTGCTCAGGCAAAGACACTTTCCCGTCCTCTCCCTGAGCCTCTGTAGATACTCTGGTATAGACACATGCCTTTTTCATCTCGTACATTTCTGCTTCCCCCGTACATCTTGTTTTCTGTATAATATCAGATTTACAATTATTTGTCAACTGTAATAATGCACAAATAAGAACTGCCTTTTTTGTTTTTGCCGGAATTTCTGAAAAGGGGGGCTTTTTGATTTCGCGGGTATTTATGGGGCTAATCCCCTCCAAACCAGCACGGCCATATCCCCCGCCCCCGGTGCTTTCGCTGCTGCTTCTCCCGTGATGGGGCGGGAAGTGCCGGATTTGATAATTTACATTTTTTCTTGAATTTCTGTAAAATAATGCTTGACATTTACGAAAATATCTATATAATAGTAAATGTAAACAAGAGCAAAACAAAAGCGCCCCCGCAATCCTACCAAGACCAACGGGAGCGCACCACACAAGGAGGCACCGCTATTATAGCACGGCCTCCACAGAATTACAAGGAGGAATATTATAATGATTATCAACAGGAAGAACTATCTATTACTAGAAAAGCGCGGCTGCAATTTTAATGGCGGCGTCCCGGTCACCACTAAAAGCGACGTTGGAAATTATCGTGTGTGCACGATGGGCGAGACGGTCCCCGGCAAAGACGGCCGGAATTATTTTCTTGAATTCTCCCTTTGGCAGAACCGCAGCCAGCCGCGCTATACCAATAAGCGAACCGGCGCACCGCTGAAACACCCCGTGCGAGAGGTCATCAACCCCATTGGACTACACATCGACACGCAATACACCGACGAAAGCGGCCAATCTTGGCGCAATCTCAACTTGGAACAGCGCATCCACAAACAGAACCCCAGTTACACCACGGCCGAGATCCTCGCCATTGCAAACGAGATCAGCGCGGAACACTACGACGGCATTAAATGGGTTTGTTCTTTCTGCGAGACCGTCGAGCATGGCGCGAACTTTACGCCGGCCGCCCTGATTTCCACCTATGCGAAAAGAAACCGCATGGAAATAGACTCCCGGTTCGGGACTCTCTGTCTCAGGCTTTACACCGGGACATATAAATATCTGGCCTACGATGTCCGCAGCTTTTGCAGCCGCGATAATGTAACCGTTATTCTTGAGGAGGTGTAAGCATGAACATTAACCAGATCATGAGCGAGCTAGCCCAGTATATCCGCGTGCAGGAAGAAGCCGCCGCAATGGTGGAGGCCCTGAAAGATCAGCTCAAAGCCCAGATGCAGGCCGCCGGGGTTGACACCCTGGCGGGTGCGGAGCACAAGGCCACTTACAAAGCCGTCACAAGCTGCCGAGTGGACACGACCGCCCTAAAAAAAGACCTGCCGGAAATCGCCGCCCGGTACACAAAAACAACGGAAACCCGTAGATTTACGTTTGCATAAGGAGGTAAAACCATGAAAACATACATTTTTACAGCAAGCAAAACCGGGGAAAACGTGGATTTTGAAACAACAATTCAGGCAAAAGCGGAACCCGGCTTTTGGGACTGCTACGAGTTAGCAGCCTCCCACGGGTGCGAGTTCTGGACTTGTGAGGAGGCCGGCGCGTGATTATCCTTGCAATTCTGTTTTTCCCGCTGCTGGTGCTGGCGGAGCTGCTGAAGATCAGCAAATAATATTTCAAGCCGTCCGGGCATTGTCCGGGCGGCTTTTCTTTCTGTCCGCGTCCAGATCAGGCGCGGCGTTGTCCGTTTGCCCTGCCAACGTGGCGGGGCTTTTCTCTTGCTATGCCCTGCAAGGCTCACAGCGGCTTTTTAAGCGGTTTTTATTTCGGCAATATAAATTAACATTAAACATCGTTCCCGGCTCAAAATGGGGGCGTATGGGCGTCACGCAATGCCGCACGGCATTTTATGCAGCGTGCGGGGCGCTCAGCGCCCGCCGTTGCCCCTATTCCTGCGCCGGATATATCAGGGTGCCCCCGCAGCTTTTCGCCCGTCCGGTCGCTTTCTGCTCTCCCTTGTGTTCTGCCCGCTGTTACAGTGTAAAAGCACCGCCACACAGGCCGCACCGGCTCCGATCAGATTTCCCGTCAGGCTTTTGCGTCAGGGCTGAAAATCCCCGCAAGGCTCCCAGCTCGTGAGCCATAGTCGCAAAGTCGCAGCCGAAAATTCCCGTTTCATAGTCGCAGAAAGTCGCCCCGAAAGTCGCAAGACCTCCGGGGCGTTTTCATAGTCGCTATAGTCGCTGGGTCAAAGTCGCTGTTATAGTCGCTCGAGCTTCCGACCGCACACTGGGCAAAAATTCCAAGTCACCGTCATTTGCCGCCCGCTATGGGCAACCACGGAGAATGTTTCCGGTTTGTTCACACACTCTCTGCAAAAGTCGCAGGCGGGTTTCCTAGCACCGCCCTCCATCAGCATCCGGATTTGGGCAACCTCTGTACACATTCGTTCGATGGCGTATTCCGTCGTTTCTCTCATTCCGTTCCACCCTCCGCGTCAATGATAGTCGCACCGCTCCCGCGAACATCTTCCAGATACTTCTGCCGCAGCTTCTCCGGGTCTGCCCGCTCTCCAAGCGGATTATCCGGCTTTAAGACCACTTCCTGCTGGTCTGTGTAGTTCATATTGTTTTTCATCAAAAAAATTCCGGCAACGGGGTTAATCTTGCCATTTTGCATGAAATCCTCCATCTGAGCGTTGATTAAATCCCGCGCTTTTTTGATAGTGTCACGCACAGAGTCGCTTAAATCCCTGCTTCTAGGCTGATTATTGCACCATCTCCACATAGTCATCCTGTCTACACCGAACGCCAAAGCGAATCCTGCGAAAGTCGGCTTCATATCATTCTCAGCGCACAGGCTGAAATAGTCGAAGCACCGTTTCTGTACCGCCTCCAAGCTGTCCATGTCCGGCTTGTCCCACTTCATGATAGTCATGGAATGGTTAATGTACTTGGTATTGTCCCCCGGTTCCAGGTCAGGAACTTGGTATGGCTTCTTCTTGAGTTTTTCACCTTCTGCCAAAGTCGTTTCCTCCTTTACTTTCTAAGTAGATTTAATATATACTTTACCATAACACATACACACTACAAGATATAAGATTTATATATAATATATAAAATATATCTTATAATAAAAGGCTCCCCGTTGGCTTTCCGTCCGCAGATAGTAATCTCTTATGCACTCATGTGTGATTCTCAATCAGCCAGTCGCTCCAATCCCAAGGTCACAGCTGAATGCGTGGCCGCCCCATCTTGGCTCTTTCGGGATGGTCTTGAACTCCCACCATTCAGAACCATCATATTCAGCTCTTTCCAGCCACCAGTTATCCCCGACCACAACCAGGTCTTTAGGTATTTCTGGCCAACCGTAGCCGTTATTGTATTCAAAGTCGGCCTGTTTTGGAAAGTCATCCCAACTGCATTTTGCGCTGATAGATGCCCTGCCTACCCACCGAACGTCCGCAGGAGTTTTGCCGTTTTCTTTCAAAGCGTTCATCGTTTCTTGCAATAGATTCATTTTTTACCCCCTCCATTTCCCAGACTTATAGTCGTACTCTTTCAAGCAATCGTACCTCTCCCGGAACGGGTAGAATGTTTCGCCGTTGCCCTTGTACGCCTCCCGCAGAGCCTTGTCCAGCCGTTCTTGATACCAATCCGCTTCATCGTTTGGCAGGAACGCCGGGCGGAAATACTGCATGATTTCGCTGGTTTTCTTCAGGACTTTCAGGATTCTTGCGCCGCTAAATGTGTCCTTGCCCATGGTCTCCGGGTCTCGCAAGGCCAGGGAAATATAGTCGCACATCTGCTGTGTTCCGAGTTTCCAACCATCGTTGAAGCACTGCCGCTGAACAGCCTCCTGCTTGGCAAGATACGCATTTTGTTTTGCCATATGCTTTTCCTTTCTTTTCTTAGTAAATCCCTGTATAGAACTATAACAACATACACACAAGATATAGAATTATATTATATATACTATACAGGGATAAAGCTATAATATTAAATTCCGTCTCCTGTTTTTCGTTTTCGCCCTCCTTTCGGTGCAATCCTTCCCAGGCGGGCAAGGCCGCTTTTCCCCGTGGACGAATATGTAATTGCAGCACCGGCTGCCTTCATAATATCCGAAGAAATACCAACACCCAACGCAATGCTTCCTGCTATCCTTGTACTCCATGTTGCTCCCCTAGAGAACAGGAAATCTCACAGCCCCGTCGAGCATCCCGGTTTCTTGGCATATCATAAGCAACTTTGTCTGCGCCGTCATCCGAATTTCAGCCGGTGCCCGTTCCGTTGCCGTGTGCAAGACGGAAATACACTCAATCCCCTTTCCCTTGTCCACAGACAGCACATAGGACGTCGCAGATACCGCAGAAGCGAACCACTCCGGAACGTTGCCGTAGGCGTATTTTGCAAACATCCTCCGGAGAATCTTTTCCGGGTCAGATTCTTCCTGCTCGATGGTGGTTATCTCCCATTCCCCCGACTTGGCGACCTCTTTCACTGTTTCGGTCAATTTTTTTGCAAGCATCTCGCGTGCAGTCTTCATAAGTAACGCATCATCAAATTTGAAATTCTGTTCTGCCATTATTCATGTACCTCCAATTCCTTATTTTTCCTGTCTCTGTCATATTTCAGAGCTTTCAGAAGTTCTTCCCGATTCACCCGGATACCAATTTTTATAATCGCCTGTACTACGGCATCTCCGATAGCATCCTGGAAGTCGCTTAAATTCAAGCTGGCAGGTGGGGTGTAGCCGTTAAGTTCTTCCATTTTCATCCACCTTTCGCTCCCCATAACTGCAAAAATCATTGCCGTCTACCTCATTTGGGGACATGCCCTGCTCATATTGCCAATGATAGCAATACCCAAATGGCGTTCCTCCTTTGTTGGTTAGGTACTTGCCTATTTCCTCAAATTCAATGCAGTCCCGGCACCTTACCACGGGGACGGCATCCACGGTGGGGGCATTCCGGATTATCTCCTTTGCTATAATATCTTCGTCGGAAACATCAAATTGGAGTTCCAATTCCTCTGCATCAATTAAGCGTGGCATCTCAAATTCTCCTTCGCAAGCACTTTTTCAATGGGAAGCCCTCGGTAATATCGGCTGGAAATTGTACTCCTACTCATTCCTAAAGCCTCTGCCCACTCTCCTACAGTGCGGTTTTCGCCCATGTACTTGATTCTCACCGTGTTTCTCCGGTTATTCGCTTGTTCCTTTGCTGTTGCCCAAGTGCAATTTTCAGGAGAATAATCAGCGTTGACATTTATTCGTTCCAACGACATCCCCGGCTTATATTTTGAGCCTTTTACCCATTGCTCAAACAATTCGATATCATGCCATTCTTCGCAAACAGCAATACCACGTCCGCCATACTGGGGGTAATTATGTGCTTTCTTCCTGTAACATCTGTCCATCATCGAATGATAACTACCGTACCACGGCTCTTTGTAAAATGATCGCCCCTCAATCAGCCGCATAAAAATCCTCCCTCCTCGGCATCTCTTTCAGCCAGCGTCTGACGGCAAAGAACCGAATGCGTGACGGCTGATTCCTCGCCCACCGCTCAATTGCGGCGGCGTAAGCAATTCTAGCGTTAAGGCGCTGACGGTGTTCTTGCCTTTCACTCATTCCCAATACCTCCATTTTTCGTAAGATATTTAATTTCTTCTTGCACCAGCGTTCGGTTGCTCATGATAATATGTGATCCTGTAACCCTGTTGGGGCAAGCCACGCACTCGCACTTGTAGGGAGGCTTTCCCTCATTCGCCCCTCTGCACAAGCATTGGTAATTGAAGCAGTCTGCCACTTTCCGTCACCCCTTCGGCAATTCTGGAAGCGGTTGCCAGTGTGTGATTTCAACATCGTCATCCACCTGATCCGTTTCGTTCGCGCCGCACTCTACAAGCAAATCTTCGCAAACACACGACCACCAATACCAAGCCCCCCTGTAATAGACAGCAGTCGCTTTTTGCGGAACGTCCTTCATGTACCGGTAGTACGGCGCTGGGTTGTGATTTACCCACACCACATTTACAGGCTCAAGTTCCTTCGGCAACCGAACAGACGCGGAAATCCATGGGGTGAACTTCTTACAATAGGGGTAGCCGACGATCTCACAACACTCCTTGTTCCCGTAGACAATATTTCCGTCTGTACTGTGGTCAAAATGACCGCACATGGTGCAAATGAACATTTCGGCATCCTGCCACTTCTTCCGAAGCTGGACGACGGCTTTCTCGCGCTCCTGGGCATCGTATTTAAGATCCCTGATTTTATTCTGCTCGCTGCACGGAATCCATGTGTTGCCCATCGTGGGTTTCACAGGATTAACCTTGACAATCTTGTATTCCGCTCTACGTTTGCCGCTGATTTCTGCTGTATGCTCTGATACTCTTGTAATTTTTCCACGCTCTAAGCTGGCAGAAGTTCCGTTGTAGTTCAAAAATACAACGTCATCTCCGATACTTAATTCATTTCCCAAAAAGTCATGTGCCATTGTTATCCTCCAATCTGCACCTCGTACCCCGGAAAACTGTGCCATCGAAAATGTATTCGTGGTAAATGCAGTCGGGGCAAAAGTACCTCCTAAACTTCGAATTGATAATATTCAAAAATCCATCTAATAGCGTGTTGCAATTCATCTTTTGTAATGCAGTTCAGCTTTTCAAGGGCTGAAATCTTTTCAATGGCAAGGACTTTTGCCCAGATTGGGACTGTTTCATCGCCCATCCGATATTTGAAAATTTCAGCGGCTTGTTCGAGGCTTAAATTCCCGGTACAAGGGATCGAGAATGGAATCACGGCTGGTTCTGGCTTATCGATGATTTCCTGTGGAAATCCGTCGATTTTGCTTTGCAAGGTTATCAAGGTAATACCTCCTTCGGCGGATAGATAGGCTGCCAGTGAGTAATCCGCTCATCCCACGCATCCCAGAAAGGGAATGGAGCAATCCAAGTGATGCCATCCCAGATGCCTGTCATGGCCTTCCCCCCAGTAGTCCAAACATAGACAACATCGCTGTAAGTGTAATCCAGTCCTATTCCTGCTTTTTGGAGTTTCAAATCTGGCAACCTCTCACTGCACGGAATCCACCTTGTCCGCTCCAACGCCTCCATGCCCATTCGGCAGGCTTCGTTCACCTCGTCCATGCCGTCATAATGCTCCCGGTGTTCCGGGTTCAGAATTTCAATCGCTCGGTCAATCGTCATCGCCCTTATCCTCCTTATCCTCCAAGAGGTGCTGAACAGCGAGCGTGTTCAAAACGTGTGTAAATTCCAAAATATCCCAACTGTTATGGGTAATTCGCCCCGCAACACTGCACATTGCGAACAGCATAGCGGTTAAATCCTCCGTGAAATCGCCGCCCAAATCCATCTTTGGGAGTGCCGGTAGCTCACAATCTTCCTCATCTTTGTAAACGTCCGTTAATGCAGCTCCAAAAATTGATGCTTTCATAAATAAATCCATAATTACTCCTCCAAATCCATTTTTGCGCCGCAATGGCAATATGGGTATCTCCGGCAGGCCTCGCCGTATTCTCCGGCTTCCAGCAGGTTGTGCAAGTCGATATTGTCTACCTTGCGCCCGCAGATGGAGCATTCCAGGCATAAGGTAGATTCGTCCGCAAGCCGGATATTCCAGTTCCCATGCCGCACCGGCTCCACATCGGCGGCGGGAAGCCCCTCAATTTCGATTGCAATGCAATCTGCCAATCCAGTGTGCCGCCCCAGCGCAGAGCCATTCGCAAGCCCGTACTTTTGGGCAATTTTTACCGCCGCTTTTCGGCTGATGTAATCACTCATTTCAATTCCTCCACATAGCACCAACTCTGCGGCGGGCGTTTGATTTCAACAGGCGCATATCCAAATTTCGTTTTCCGCAACCCCTTGAATTCGCTCAGCGGTTTCGGCGTATCGTAGATTTGCAACTTGGAAATGTGACAGCCGTACAGTGTTGCACCTTTTCCGTAGTCCCACAAAGCACCGTCCACAAGCCTAGTCTGCGCCACAAAGTCATCATCCACATCGTAGATTCCATACGGTTCTGTTGCCGCCTTGATGGTTTCAACCCGGTCGCAAATAAACTCCCCAATGACCTTGCCCCATGAGCCGCGCAGTCTGCGTGCGTCGTTGCCTTGCGTGCAGTAGATGTAGCATTTGAACGGCGTGTCCAGCTTTGGCCTGGTTTTTCGCACCTCAACGGTCTTTTCACCTCTGGCAATCTTCTCCACCCACTCCGGGCGGATACTGATTAACACCGCCTTGCCCATCAGTAGCTCCCTCCCGTATCCATCGGAATCCCGCCCTGTGCCGCACCGATCATCAGACGAACCGTGTCAAAGCTATCGTCATAGACGGAGCTGTACCCGTCTCGGTGCCAAAAACACGTTTCTCCCCCGAATGCAGTGATAGACGAAATATCGTCCAGGTTTAACAGATACGGGGCGTCGCCTTTGTGTACCTCGATAAATTTAGCCATTGTCAGCCCTCCGGTTCCAAGCCTCAATTGCCGCGGCTTTGTTCTTACAGCAGCCACTTGAAGCCCCGCATCCTCCAGCAATGGAGTCACAAACAACCTGAAACTGGCTGTTATATAAGTCGTAGTTTTCATCGTATTTGTCCATAAGCTCAATTTCCGCAACACTTCCAACAAAAATCTTTGTTCCCCCACAAAACGGGCATGGCTTCAATTTGGTTTCTTCCATCGTTATCTCCTTCCCACCCGGGTTACCCCGGGCTTATCGCTTGTTTTCATTCTCCCAAAAATCTCCACTCCAAAGCTATCCATGCAAATTCATAGGGCAAAGACCCTTTCCGGAACTCTTGCGCAATCCTGTTTGCATTGTTCCTCTTAACGCCTTTCGACATCAGCAGTTTTACAAAACGTTTTCTTGTCATTGGTCTCTCCTAACAGTGTCGATTTCGAGGCGGTTAAACCATTTCCGTGACCTCGCGAAAATGGTCTATCCCCACTGTTCCGCCATTGCGGCGGCGATGCCGGGGGAAGTTTTGCTTCTGGCCTTTGCCCGGAACGCCTTGCACACGGTTTGCGATTCCTCGCAGGCAATAAGTACTTTCATTCCGTCTCCTCCACCGGGGAGCGGAGCCAGGTAAGGCAGCATTCTTCACAGCTGGACATATCTCCACACAGTTTGGCCTTTACGCAAATATACGGCGCTACCCTTATCATTTTTGCCAGCTCCTCATCCGTCATGTTCCGGATGCGGTCGGCGTTGGTCATCGGCTCATACCGATCTTTCAAGCCTTCATCGTGAATGCAGCCGTCACAAGCCGCCCATCCACCCGGGGCAATTCGGTACTTGCAGCTGGTGCATAGCTCATTTTTCATTTCCCATTTCCTTTCTGTTTTCCTTTATTCCCCCACCGGCTTGAAACAGCCGTACATTTTCGCTTTGCTCACTGAAAATCCTCCATACTTGTCTGCCCCGGTAGCACATCGTACTCCATCCACCAGCGGAACACATCTTCTGCGGTAGTCCAATCTTCGGTAGCCCAAGCCGGTTCCTTGTTCCGCCGTCTGCGTTCCTCCAGCATCCTATCGAACGCACGCAGATAGAGATTTTTGTACTTCGGCCACCGGGTGAACTCGGTTTCCCGGCCTTTTCTGCCAGCCAGGGGGCATCCGATACACCCAACCCGGCATTGCCCCTCGGCGTATAGCGGGTTCATCGGGACTTTCGCATCTTCTAAGAAGCCGTACACATCCTTGTCTGTCCAGTCGATAATCGGGTTTACAACTCGTTTTGCTTTCAGGCGGCAGTTTTCAAAAAGCATTCGCTTTTCGTCATTGTCGTTGGCAAGAATGATATTTTTATCCTTGGTTGCACCCAGTTTTTCGTAGATTCCACGGTTGTTTTTCCTGGATACAGATTCAGCCCAGCGAACGCCGGTGCAGATAAACCGCCCTGCGCCACCTGTTTCTTTCAAGACGGAACAGCAGTACCGCATCCACCGGGATGGCGGTATGAGCACTTGAGGAATTAAGCTCCACATAGATACCCGCTTCCCCTTGTAAACCGGCATGTTCACGGTGCACTTGTATCCTTTTCCCTCTAGCCGCTTGAACTCACTTCTGACAAACCGCACCGTTTCTGGGGCATCAGCCGTGGTGTGGTTGTGTTGGAACTCGCAGGGGATACCGGAGCGCACCGCAAGCTCGGTGATAACCCCGGAATCTTTGCCGCCTGAAATGCAGATCACCAAAGGCTGCTGATACGCCATGAGCGACATTTCAGAGGCGGCTTTCAGACGATCGATTGCCATCTGCTCCAAGTCATTCATTCTCGATAACAATCCCCTCTCTCACCAAATCAGGGTGCTCATACCGGAAAAATTGGCGTTGTTTTTTGTGGTTTCCAATTGATTTCATGATGTTTTTGTTCCAGTTATCGATGAAATATGCTTCCCACGCCTTGCATCCGTCCCCGTTGGTGGGGCAATCGTCCCGCGTGCAGTTCCTGCAAAATGGGCTTTCCGAATCGATGTACTGGCCAGGGCGTTCCTTTTCCTTGTCTACTTCGTTTTTCATACTCCACCGCCTTCCGGTAGCATTTCAAAGTCCATCTTCCCGGCCAGTTCGGCGATAAAGCTCTTTACCGCTCCGGGGAGCTTCTGGTAATCGTCCTCCCGCTTCTGGCACACTTGGAACGATCTCTGGAAATTCGATGCAACCACTGACTGCACCGTTTCTGCGTCCATCAGCGCCCATTCCTTGAGCTGGGCGGGGCTTCCAACCGTCCGCTGTACCGCCGGTGGCAGCTTACGGAACTCGTCATCTGCGCCGTACACGCTGTTTCTCAGCGCACCGGCAACCAGCCCCCATGCCTCCATCTGGGTCATCTGCTGGGGCGACTGCATCCGATGTAGCATATCTTTCAGCTTCCCGATGGTGGGCATAAAGCCGCCGGTATCCGTCGCTATGTACGCTTTTGCAGCGGCGGCAACGGCCTTAAATGGCTCCTCGGGGAACATATCTGCCCACAGATTGACTTTCACGTTTGCCGCCTCTTTGGACATCCCCCGAAAAGAATCGGGATAATTTGCCTGTAAAAGCGTGAGAATCTGGTACGCTTCCTGTTTATCCATTCCCAAATTCCTCCCTGTACATTTCTGCCAAACGGTCAACGCCGCTGGTATAGCCGCTGCGGGTATTTGCGTTGCCTATTCTCTGCCTTTCGCTCTTCGTCCAGGTGACAACGGCGGACTTCCAGTCCTTCATGGGGCTTTTGCCAACCATCCAGCCTTTCGACGCATAGAACGCTACAAAGGCTTCCGGGTCAATGCGGTACCCCTTTTCCTGGCAATACTCCGACACCTGCTCCACCGTAGGCGGGGTGAATCGCTTTTTCTTTTCGCTTCCCCCTGCAAGGGGGTTAGGGGGATAACATTCGTTCTCTTTCTCTCTCTCTTTCTCCTTCTCTTTCTCGCTTTCGCCTTCTTCTTGCTTGCAGTTTGCTTCTTGTTTGCTTCCGTTTTGCTTACCGTTTGCTTTCTTACTTCCACCGTCTTTCCCGCTCTTTGCTTTCCTTCTGCTGGAATCCAGATTCGGCTTTATGAGCAGAAACGCGATTTGCGCGGCATCGGACATTTTGGAAAAGTCCGGGTCTTCTTCCCGCAGGGCATAGGCGCAAATAGCGTCGTAAGCGTCGGCGCGGTCTGCCTTTTTCTTGATTCTGGAAACCGCATCGAAGAAGCTTGCGTAAAATGTAAATTGGGTTCTTTCATCCATGGGTCAATCCTCGCGTTCCGTTTTTACGATGGAATATCTGGAAAAGGATACCGACTCGTCGTACCGGTTTTTGCCGGTCACCCGCTCGGAGCGGATGGGGATTCCTTGCGCTTTCAAATCCCAGATCCTTGCACCCAGACGGTAACAGCCGTACTCGGTAACCGCCTCGGCCTGGGTGATACTTCCATAGTCTTGCAAATGCCGCAGGATACGCTCACACTGTGTCACGGGGTGCCTCCTTTCCGGTGAGGCGAACCGCCACGCATGGGCGGGTGCCGTACCGCTTGCAGACTGTGGCATCTGTGATAGCGGCATCATCCTTGTAGGCGATACCGTTCAGAGCGTCACACACAATCTTGCCTATGTTGTCCCAGTCGGGTTTCACCATGGGAAGAATCCGATTGTCAATCGCTTCGGCCTGCTTGCGCTTGCTCCACGAATGGGGAACGGGGTAGATTGCCGCAATGTCAACCCGGATAGTGCCGGTGAACTTTGCCCCGTGGGCTTCGCACTGGTATGCCCATGCCACCAGCTTTTCATAGTCCTTCGTTTTCTTTGGGGTGTATGTCGCACTGTTCTGGGTGAAGCGGGGGCGCTCCTTCCCCTGCGGAACGCCGGGAATCGTAAATTCAATCGTCACGTTTTCGCTCCTTCCTTTGGAGTTGGCGGTTTCAC